ATAATGATTACAATGGAAACAATGATAACTAAAGATGATTTAGTAGAATCACATAATAAAATAATTAAATCTTTAGAAGTTATTCAAAGAGAAATAACTATAACGAAAAATAATGTAATAAAATTAAGTAGAGAGATAACAGTAACTAAAAATCCTGGTGGATTACATGATGCTGAATTAGGAAAAATAACTAGACTTAAAAATATAAACTAATGGATACTACATTATTATCAATTATAGCAAGCGTTGCAGCTGCATTAGGAATAAAAGAATTATGGATTATTTGGAAAAAGAAAATAGACATAAAAGCTGGTAAACAATCTGAAGAAATACAATTAAGTACTAAAGTATTTTTTGCAATAATAGCTGATTTAAAAGAAGATATAAAATTATTAGAAGAAAAGATAGAACAATTGATAGAAGAAAATAAGGAATGTGCAATAAAGTTAGCACGAATGGAAGAACGTCTAATAGCCAACGTATCAACCAAAGTAAGAAAAAAAGGAGTGGCTAAAAATATAATTAAATAAAATAAAATGAAAGTATCAGAAGAACACTTAGGTAAAATACAACAACAACAAAAAGATTTAAATAATATACTACACGAAGTAGGATTATTAGAAACTAGAAAGCATGGATTAATGCATCAGTTTGCAGGAATTAATGTAGAAGTAGAAGAATTTAAAAAAGAATTAGAAGCAGAGTATGGATCAGTTAACATCGATATAGAAGATGGTACATATACCAAGGTAGAGAAAAAGGAATTAGAAGTAGTAGAGTAATGTCTAAGGTTATAAGAAAAATCAGTATAGGATCTGATTATAAAAATGATGCAATGCATTATTCGGTAGGTCAAGGAGTTTATGGAGGACATAATATATCTGATATAATATTTGATGAAGACGATAGTTCATATAATATTTATATAATGAAAGAAGATGAAGTTTTACCTTGGAAGAAGTTTAACTCAAACATGGCTATATCAGTTGAATATAATTTAGAATATCAATGAAAGGAATGTACGATTTTATCGTAGAACCTTTAGGTGAAAGATATGATAATACAATAAAAGTAGGTGATGTAGATCTTGTAGTTAATACTAATATAGAAAGCTTTAAGTCAGTTAACAATATAGGAGTTGTTTTAGCGCTTCCTAAGGCATTTAAAACAGATATTGGTATTGGTGATCAAATAATGATTCATCATAACGTCTTCAGAAGGTTTTACGACATGAGAGGTAAAGAGAAGAATAGTAGATCATATTTAAATGAAAATATGTATTTATGTTCTTTAGATCAAATATATCTTTATAAAAAAGAATCTGGAGATTGGATTACTTTTGGAGATAGATGTTTTGTTAAACCCATATGTAGTACTAATGAATTTGATACAAATTTAGAAGAACCTCATATAGGAATAGTCAAGTATGATAATAAAAAGCTAAACAGTATAGGTATAGAAAACGAGATGCTAGTAACTTTCAAACCTGAATCAGAGTTTGAATTTATAGTAGACAATCAGCGTTTATATTGTATGAAATCAAATAATATTGTAATAAAGCATGAATACGAAGGAAACGAAAAAGAGTATAATCCAAGCTGGGCAAATAGCAGTTGATGAACTTATTAAGGTTGCTAAAGAACCTATAGTTGATACAGCTGATGATATATCAGCAGATAGATTAAAGAATGCAGCCGCAACAAAGAAACTAGCTATATTTGATGCTTTTGAAATCCTCAACCGGATGGAAGAAGAAGAAGCTATATTAGAAGGTAAAACAAAAGAAGATAACGCACCTAAAAGATCTTATTCTATTTCACCTGAAAAACGATCTAAATAATGAAATATCAACAAACGTTATTTAAGGTAATAAAAGATGTAGTTAATCCTAAGATCTTAAAGAAAAACAATAGATTTAAGAAATGGGAGTATGGTTATAATGCAGACTATGATTTTATTGTAATAAGTAAAACTGGACAGATTGGGGAAATCATTGAAATACAAAATCTCCGCATTGCTTTACCAACAGTACATAAAGCGTTTAAAAGAAGCGAAAAAAAAGCAGAACAATATTGGGAAAAACAACCTTACCCAAAAGAGTTAAGCAGGATAAAAAGTACTTTTGAGTGGGATAAATATCCACTAGAATTTAAAGAAAAATGGTTTGATTATATCGATGAAGAATTTAATAGAAGAGAAGAAGGTTTTTGGTACTATAACAATGGTGTTCCTAACTATATTACTGGTACTCACTACACATACTTACAGTGGTCAAAAATTGATATTGGAGCAGCAGATTATAGAGAATCAAACAAATTATTCTTTTACTTCTGGGAAGCTTGTAAAGCAGATAACAGATGCTACGGAATGTGCTACCTTAAAAACAGACGATCAGGATTTTCATTTATGGCTTCAGCAGAACTTGTTAATCAAGCCACAATGTCTAGCGATGCAAGATTTGGAGTATTATCCAAATCAGGGGCAGATGCTAAGAAAATGTTCACGGATAAAGTTGTACCCATCTCGGTTAACTATCCATTCTTTTTCAAACCCATCCAAGATGGTATGGATCGTCCTAAAACCGAACTGGCATATAGAATCCCAGCTTCTAAATTAACTAGAAGAAAATTAGATTCTGGAGAAAAGATAGAAGAACTTGATGGATTAGATACAACTATAGATTGGAAAAATACTGGAGATAATAGCTACGATGGTGAAAAACTAAGATTATTAGCTCATGATGAAAGTGGCAAATGGGAGAGACCTGATAATATTAAAAATAATTGGAAGGTAACAAAAACTTGTTTAAGATTAGGTAGAAGAATTATTGGTAAGTGTATGATGGGATCAACATCAAATGCGCTTGATAAAGGAGGGCAAAACTTTAAAGACATTTACAATAGTTCTGATGTAAACTCTAGAAATAGAAATGGTCAAACTAAATCAGGTTTATATTCTTTATTTATTCCTATGGAGTGGAATTATGAAGGTTATATAGATTTATATGGATCACCAATATTTGATACACCTAAAAAACCTATAATAGGTATAGATGGTTTACCAATAAAAATTGGAGTAATAGAATATTGGAATAATGAAGTAGAGGGTTTAAAAGAGGATCAAGACGGTTTAAATGAATTTTATAGACAATTTCCTAGAACAGAAGCTCATGCTTTTAGAGATGAATCTAAACAATCTTTATTTAATTTAGTAAAAATATATGAACAAATAGATTACAATGATGGTGTAAATAATGCTGCTAATATTACTACAGGTAGTTTTCAATGGCAACATGGTATTAAAGATAGTCAAGTAATCTTTATACCCAATAAAAATGGTAGATTTAAAATATCTTGGGTTCCACCTAAAAGTCTTCAAAATCAAGTGATTATAAAGAATGGAACTAAATATCCTAGAAATGAACATGTAGGTGCATTTGGATGTGATAGTTATGATATATCAGGTACTGTTGATGGTAAAGGTTCTAATGGATCATTACATGGACTTACTAAATTTAGCATGGAAGACGCGCCACCAAATCACTTTTTTTTAGAATATATATCAAGACCACAAACAGCGGAAATATTTTTTGAAGATGTATTAATGGCTTGTATATTTTATGGAATGCCACTACTTTGTGAAAACAATAAACCAAGATTACTTTATTATTTTAAAAGAAGAGGTTATAGAGGATTTTCAATGAATAGACCAGATAGATTATGGAATAAATTATCTGTTACAGAAAGAGAAATTGGTGGAATACCTAATTCAAGTGAAGATATAAAACAAGCACACGCTGCAGCTATAGAATCTTATATAGAAACTTATGTTGGTTTAGTAGATGAAACATGTGGAGATATGTATTTTCAAGAAACACTAGAAGATTGGGCAAGATTTGATATTAACAAAAGAACCAAGCATGATGCGTCTATAAGTTCAGGTTTAGCTATAATGGCATGCAACAAAAATAGATATAGACCATCAGCGATTAAAAATATAAATTCTATATCATTAGGTTTTAAAAAATATGACAACAAAGGATATACTTCAAAAATAATAGAATAGATGCAGATTAAGACAAATAATAGTAGTTCATTTCCCGATCAGATTGTACCGGATGCTGAGAAAGCCACTTGGGAGTATGGATTAGCAGTAGGTAGAGCTATTGAAGGCGAGTGGTTTAGAAATACTTCAAACACTGGTTTTAGATTTGCTTCAAACTATAATAACTTTCATAGTTTAAGATTATATGCAAGAGGTGAGCAAAATGTTCAAAAATACAAAGATGAATTATCTATCAATGGTGATTTATCTTATTTAAATTTAGATTGGAAGCCAGTACCTATAATACCTAAGTTTGTAGATATAGTTGTCAACGGTATTTCACAAAGAAATTATGAGATTAAAGCTTTTGCTCAAGATCCAGAATCTACTCAAAAAAAGACTATATATGCAGAACGTATAATTAGAGATATTCAAATAGCTGAATATAACGCCGCTGTTAAAGCAACGTGGGGTATTGACTTATCAGAATCTAAAAAAGGGGAAGATACACCGAAAACAATGGATGAATTATCAGCTCACATGCAGTTAGATTATAAACAATCTATTGAATTAGCTGAAGAAGAATTAATTAGTCAAATTTTAGATAAAAATAAATATAATTTAACAAGAAAAAGATTAAATCAAGATTTAACTATTTTAGGTATAGGATGTGTAAAAACTAGTTTTAACAAGTCAGAAGGTATTTGTGTAGAATATGTAGATCCAGTAAATTTAGTTTATTCATATACAGAAGATCCAAACTTTGAAGATATATATTATGTAGGTGAAGTTAAAAGCGTTAGTTTACCAGAACTAAAAAAGCGCTTTCCAAATATATCTCCTGAGGAAATGATAAAGATACAAAAGTATCAAGGTAATACTAGTTATGCTCGAAACTGGAATGGTAGACAAGATGGTAACGCGGTGCAGGTTTTATTTTTTGAATATAAAACTTATACTAATCAAGTATTTAAAATAAAAGAAACTGCATCAGGACTCGAAAAAACATTGGAAAAAACAGATATGTTTAATCCACCAGAATCTGATACATTTAAAAAGGTTTCAAGATCTATTGAAGTATTATATACTGGAGCTAAAATATTGGGTCATGAACAAATGTTAGATTGGAGATTAGCAGAAAACATGACTCGACCTATTGCCAATACTGTGAAGGTTAATATGAATTATAATATTACAGCACCTAGAATGTATAGAGGTAAAATCGAATCATTAGTTAGTAGAATAACTGGATTTGCTGACATGATACAATTAACTTCTTTAAAACTACAACAAGTTCTTTCTCGCATGGTTCCAGATGGTGTTTATTTAGATATGGATGGATTAGCTGAAGTTGATTTAGGTAATGGTACAAATTACAATCCTGCAGAAGCTTTAAACATGTATTTCCAAACAGGTAGTATAGTTGGTAGATCTTTAACTCAAGATGGTGAAATGAATCGTGGCAAAGTACCTATTCAAGAATTACAATCATCGAGTGGTGGTGCTAAAATACAATCATTAATACAAACTTATCAGTATTATTTACAAATGATTCGGGATGTCACCGGGCTTAACGAAGCTAGAGACGCTAGTACTCCAGATAAAAACGCATTAGTAGGATTGCAAAAATTAGCAGCAGCTAATTCAAATACTGCTACTATGCATATTTTACAAGCTGGATTATATATTACTTTAAAAACATGTGAAAATAATACATTAAGAGTAGGTGATGCTTTAATGTTTCCATTAACTAGAATGGC